CATCCATGCCACCCCGTTATCGCGCCCTAGTCCGCATGGCGATTGCTGAGCTGGCCGCGCAGGCATTGCGGATTGAAGCCACCAAGCCAGTCCGGATGCTAAACCAGGAGGGTGCTGAGCCATGACCCCCGCCGAACGAGCTGCCTACAACCGTCGCTACCGCGCTCGCACCAAACTTCCGCTGCCTGGACCTCTCCATCAATCCCGCTATGCCCCAGATCACGGGGCAGCTCACGCCAGATGGCTATGCTGGGCCGTGCGCAAGGCGGTGCCAGAGGCGTTTTGGCGGGAGTTGGTGGGGATGGTGCCGGAAGACCATCAGACCGGCCTACAGGGGCGGTGAACGGGTAATCCCGGTGCTGGTGTCCCGCGTGCTCCGGCTGGCGCTCACTGAGGATACGCTATTGACCCGCTTGGTGGGGGTATCTGATCCGGTAATCAGGACTGGGGTGGTGTGATTTCCTTCGATCTATTTTTCGGTGGTAATACCTTGATTTTGTTGGCGTTTATGCTGATTTCCTTGCGCTGTACGCATATTGTGCAAAAATGCTTGATCTGGATAGGGATGATGTGCAAATATGAGACATTGACACTGTGTCAACCATCGCGCGCGCGTCTGATCGGGCTGGTAGATTGAAGGGGATAATAATGAGCAATTTGCGGGAAAGGCTTGCGAGGATTGTTTGCTTTTGCGCCATAAAGGTTCATTTTAACGATGAAGGCTTTGCCGATGCTTGGGGGTGCGGTTCTGGATTGGATTGCCGAAACACGGGAAAGTGCGAGGAACGGAGCGACATGCTACCGATGACTACGTACTGGTTCACCGCCAAGAAGTTAATCGAGGAATTTGGCAAATGAGCATCGTAAAGAAACATATCACCATTACGGCAGGTTCAACTTTCACCGTCTCAACCGGCGAGTATAGCGACTACATAGTCGTTGGAGTTTTTCGCGCGCTCAAGGATATCGAACCGGATAAATTGGTGGCAGAGTGGCTAGAGAAGCACCCCGATGAGGCGAAAGACTTCCGCTTTAATGAGCAACGGTTTTTGGCAGAAGCATTCCGTACTGGACTTTTTGAACACATACCTAGCTTCGAGTGGCATCTGTGTTGCTCCCAACAGATTAGCGAAATGGAAGTCACACCACCGGATGAATGGGTGGGTTAGCTTGTTTGGTAATTTTCTCGCGGAAAGGCGCTGATCCATAATGCCGTCACCGCGCACCTGGACCGCCGAGCAAGACGCCACCATCCGCCGCATGTGCGCTTCCGGTTCGACATACGCTAAGATCGGCATCGCACTAGGGATTAACCGTAATACGATTATTGAACGATGCCGGAAACTGCGAGTTTCTCCCGAGAAACACCCAAACCGGTGCGCCGTGCCAGCCAATGGAGTTGATTTATCTGACGATCCGAACCGGCGCGTATTACCTGCCGGGCATCCGGTGACCTGGGGATTATTGATGCCGGGGGTGATGTGGCCGGGTTAAAAACAATATCTTGCGGCGCGGTTACGGATTATATACTACATGAGCGCACGAAAAAACTTCTTGACAACAGGATAGCGCATGTTGCAGTCAGTTCTTACCCGAGAAGCTCCCGTGAGCCGCTTTAATGGAGGCGGGTGCCCGAACCTCCGCTGGGGGGTTGTCGAGGCGGAACACCAAAAGCTAGACCGCGCAGTTAGAGCATTGATTGACCTAGGTTTTGATACCTATGTCGCAACCCAGCCCGTCCGAATGCGCGAAACTATCCGTGGCAAGCAAAACACGCAATACACTACCGTTTTTCGACCGATGTTCAGCCAGTACTTCTTTGTGCAGCTCGATTTGGCCACAGAACAATGGGCGCGGATACGCAAGGAATTCGGCAATGGGGTTAAAAAGCTGCTAATGACCCCAGGGATGAAACCAGCCCTCGCCGACCGTGGCTATGGTGTGTCGGTGGCATCCCTGAAGGCCGATGAGCCAAACCGCCTGAAGCTCCCTGAAATGGCCGCAAGCCGGTGTAAGCCTGGCGTGAATGTGCTGATTAAGACCACCCCGACGGATGGAGAATCGGCATATCATCCCCTGGCGGGGCATCTCGTTGAGGTGGAGACATGCGACGGGTTTACTACCACCGGGTGGATTAGTTTATTTGGCGGACGCACGCGGGTTACGCTGCGGCGTGTTGACGTATCGGACGAATAGCGATGGCTGATGGTGTATCTCACGGTGACGCCAAGGGCCCCGGAAATGGCAGTCCCATAAAGCAGTTCACCCCAGAAAATGCCGCAGCAATAGGCCAACGCGGCGGCTGGATGCGCGCTAAAATGGCGCAGTGGCGGAAGAATAATCCCGACGCGCCTCCTACCCATTCGGAACGCGCCAGAATGCTGCGCGAGATTATCCGAGACGGCACGCCAGAAGCCCTCGACGCGGTGCGGGATATTATTGACGATCCTTTGCATAAAGACCGCCTGTCCGCCGCTAAGACATGGATCGAGCAGGATTTAGGCAGGCCGACGCAGGCGGTAGAAATGAATGCAACAATCAAGCGCGACATTTCAGCCTTTACCGATGAGGAGCTTGCTGCAATCGCAGGCCAAGGAAGCCGCGAAGAATGAACTTTTAGCGAGGAGACTTGCGCGCGAAAATCTTATTGATTTTACTACGTACACATTTCCTCGCTACCGCGTAGGGCTTCACCACATCGTTATCGCTGAAACATTGGATCGAGTTGCTCGGGGTGAACTTAATCGGGTGATGTTCGCCCTTCCACCTCGGCACGGTAAAAGCGAACTAGTCTCAAAACGGTTTCCTGCCCTGTATCTTGGTAAAAACCCGGATAGACAAATTATCAGTGCTAGCTATGGACAGGATTTAGCTTCTGACTTTGGCCGCGATGTGCGAAACATTGTGGCAACAGGTGAGTATCGCGCGCTTTTCCCTGGTGTATCCATCGCTGCTGATAGCGCCGCTAAGAACAGATGGCATACATCGCAAAACGGTTCATATGTGGCTGCTGGTGTTGGTTCGGCGATCACCGGGCGCGGCGCAAATGTGCTTTCTATCGATGATCCGCTGAAAGACCGAGAAGAGGCGGATAGCGAAAAAATACGGGATAAGATTTGGGATTGGTACACGTCAACCGCATATACTCGGCTTATGCCAGACGGCGCAGTAATTTTAACTATGACACGGTGGCATGAGGACGATCTAGCCGGAAGGCTACTTCAAGAGGCCGCTAACGGTGGCGAACAATGGCATGTGGTGAAGCTGCCTGCCTTATCCCCTAATGGGGCAGCTCTTTGGCCTGACGCTTATGATGAGGCTTCCCTTGAGCGTATCCGGCTTGCGATTGGTGAGCGCGATTGGGCGTCTCTCTACCAGCAAGACCCTCGCCCCACCGAAGGTTCACTCTTCAAGGTCGCGCAGGTCAATGTAATTCCGGCATCACCATCGGGGCGTGACGTAGTTAGGGCTTGGGACTTAGCAGCTACGAAACAGGTGGGTACACGCGATCCTGATCACACTGTTGGCCTTAAGCTTCAGCGCACATCTGAAGGCGCGTATGTTGTGCAGGATATTGTGAGACTTCGCGGTGGACCAGATGAAGTTGAGGCCGCGATAGTCAACACCGCACGCCAAGACGGCCAGGGATGCCGCATAAGTCTGCCGCAAGACCCCGGCCAAGCTGGTAAGACCCAAATTCTTTATCTCACGCGTAAGCTAACGGGCTTTCGTGTTGAATCAAATCCTGAGACGGGCGACAAAACAACCCGCGCAGCTCCAGTAGTTGCGCAGTGTAACGTGGGGAATTTATCAGTGGTGCAAGCCCCGTGGAATCGCTCATTTTTGGACGAACTAGCGGGATTCCCGAGTGCTACGCATGACGATCAGGTTGATGCTTTGAGCCGCGCGTTTAGCGTAGTTGGAATGAATCGTGGACCGATGGTAATTTCACAATCGTTTATCAATCGTATCTGATGGCCTGGCTCACCTTCTGGCGCAAACCCGTCGCACCACAACCCGCGCCCGCACCCAAGCGCCGTACCCGCGTCGATCCTAATCTGGCCGGGATGATAACGCCAAAGGACGCCAAGCCCCCGCGTAACCCGTTTGAGCCAGCAAAGCCGATGCCGGGCGTTGTTCCGACTGCGCAAATGGCGATGGATAGTGATGTTCTCGCTGTCACGAACTGGGGGCAAGGCTTTGGCAATTGGCAGGGAATGTATTTTCTCGGCTACACGGAACTGGCACAACTTAGCCAGCGTGCCGAGTACCGTCTAATCTCTGAGACTTTCGCAAAGGAAATGACGCGTAAGTTCATCAAACTAACCGCTGTGGGGGATGAGAGTAAAAACCCCAAGATCAAGCAACTGAATGCGGCGTTAAGTAAGCTCAAGGTCCGCGACGCATTCCGCCGCGCGGCTGAGCTGGATGGATTCTTTGGCCGGGCGCACATCTATATTGACACCGGCGCGACGGATAACCCAGATGAGCTGAAAACGCCGTTATTGTTGAAGCCCGAGAAAATCGGTATCGGAAGCCTCCGCGCGATCAAAGTAGTTGAACCAATGTGGACGTACCCCGCATCGTATAATTCTACTGATCCGCTACGCGATGATTTCTATAATCCGCAATCATGGTACGTCATGGGCAAGGAAATCAGCGCGACGCGGTTGCTGACATTCGTTGGCCGTGAAATGCCTGATATGTTAAAACCAGCATATATGTTTGGTGGACTCTCCCGCACCCAAATGGCGCAGGAATGCGTTAACTTTTGGATACGTGACCGCGACGCGGTTTCTGATCTAGTAACGAATTTTAGTACACCAGTTCTTAGCACCGACATGTCGGCGGCATTGCAGGCCCCGATGGCCGGAGCGGTGTATTCGGATAGTGGCGCGACTAGTGATCCGATTGCTCGCGTGGAGGTGTTCAACAAGTTCCGTGACAATCGCGGCACGTTTCTGTTGAACAAAGATACAGAAGAATTTGGCAACGTGTCTGTTCCGCTTGGGACGCTGGATAAGTTACAGGCGCAAAGCCAAGAACATATAGCGGCTGTTGCAAAACTGCCATTGATTAAAATGACGGGCATTACGCCATCGGGGTTAAACGCTTCGAGCGATTCTGAAATCCGCTCATTTTATGATGATGTTAATGCTGAGCAGGAAGATTTTTTCACCGATAATTTTGTGCGGATATTGAGCATCATTCAGTTGTCTGAATTCGGCGAGATTGATCCTGGAATTACGCATGAATATGTATCACTCTGGACGCTAGACGAAGCAGGTAATGTTGCGGTGCAGAAGATCAAAGCCGACATTGCGGCGGTCCTTATACAGGAAGGTGTCATTAGCAGCGAGGAAGACCGTGAACGTGTAGCGACCGATCCCGAGAGCCAATATGCCGGACTTGATCTTTCATCGCCACCGCCTGCCCCGCCAGAAGATAATGAACATCCTGACCTAGCCGATGCGTCATCTAAGATCGGAACCCAAGGTGCGGAGGGTAGTGAATCCGAAGCGAATTCGGGCGTGTGATGCGCCTGGATAAGAATGAGAAGGTACTGAAGCCGGTGCGCGCGAATGCGGGCGTTTCGGCCGCTTATCAGAAAGAACTAGATACTCTGGTATCTGAAATGCAAGCCTCTTTGGTCTATTGGCTTCGCGCGGAATACCGCGCCAACCCGCCAGAAGCCCTCGCATTAGATGCCAGCCCGGCATCTGAACTTAATGCGGCCATGAAGCGCCTTGCGGCACGGTGGCAGCGCCGGTTCAACAAAGATGCTCCGGCACTGGCTAAGAAGTTTGCACAGAGCGCATCTCGGCACACGGATATAGCGTTGCAGGGTAGATTACGTGAAGCTGGACTGACAGTTCGGTTTTCGCCTACGCGGACGCAGAATGATATATTTGCCGCGACCGTAAATCAAAACGTGGCGCTGATTAAGTCAATCGCAGCACAGCACTTAACCGATGTTCAAGGCATCGTGCAGCGTTCCGTGCAGGCCGGTCGCCAGATGAGTGTTATGTCGAAGGAATTGCAAGATAAATTTGGCGTGACGAAACGGCGCGCCGCGCTGATTTGCACCACGCAAAATAATCTTGCCACCGCGTCAATGACCAAAGTTCGGTATGTAGAACTCGGCATAGAAGAGGCGATTTGGTATCATTCTTCAGCCGGAAAAACCCACCGGGCCACTCATGAGGCCATGGACAGGAAACGGTATATTGTCTCTGAGGGCATGTATGATTCCGCCGAAGGCCGCAAAGTGCAGCCGGGCGAGCTTATAAATTGTAGATGTTACGGGGCGGCGGTTATGAAGGGGCTAAGCTAATGTCCATAATCCACCCTATCATCCGCCACCTAACTCGCGTCGAACAAGTATGGGCCATGATTCCAGAACAAGCCGGACTACGGGCGCATATGATAGCGCGGGCTTTGGTGGAAGCTGGATATTTACCGGATGCGGAAATAGCGGGAGACTTGGTTATTGTGAAGGGGTCACGGGAGAAAGGTTTAGCTAATGTCCCGTGAATGCTTCTATAATTAACGGACGGTCATTTGCCGGTCTCCAATTGATGGAAACGCGCAATACGCTTTTCTAATCCTTCTTTTGTGTCGAGAAAGAACCTAAGTTCAACTGGCCCAGCAATGAAGCCGCCCTGCACGGGCGTTATAGGCGAGGCTTTATGCCATACAAATCTCACCATCCATTTTTCATGAAAAATAAAACCAAGCCCGAGCCTTTTAAATGGCTGCCAAAGGTATATCCTCATTTATCCTGCCTCCTTGGTCCGGCATTCAGAATCATACATACCTTCGCCGTAATTCCTTTCAAGACAGGTCGTGGGATAGCGGACTTCACAGTCCCCGTATTTGTAAACGACTTGGTTTTTAACGCCACCTCCAAGCCATTCGTCAATTACCCTCCCGATCATGCGGGACATCGAAACCCCAAGTTTTTCTGCCTCTTTGGTTAAGGCTTCATCCTGATGTTTGGTGAGCGTGACTGAATGTCTGATGTTTTTCATGATGCAATAGTGCTGCATTTTTACGCCGCTTGCAACCGGATAATGCCACATGCCCGACCTCTCCATGACCGTCGAACTCCGTTACGCGCCATGGACCAAGCCGCTCCTAGCGGCCGTACGGGGCGTCACCTGGGTGCTGATGCGTTGTGGTGTCAGCCTCTCAGATGAACGCGCTGAGAGGCTTACGGATGCGGTGGCGCGGGTGATTGCAGCGGGTGTGCGGTGTAGGGTTGGAGGTCGTTAATGTTGATGGTAGGCGACGCCCCCAGCGGCAAACTAACCGAACAGGAAGCCGATGAATCCGCCAGGGGTAAGAAATCCCGCGAGGATATGCCAGAGAGTGTATTTCTTGAACCAACGGCGCGGAAATACCCAGTTAAAACGCGCAAAGACGGCGAATGGAAATACGACCGTGACTTATTGCTTGCTGCCGCCCGTGACGCGCGGATGCACGGACATGAAGAGTTAGCTGCGAATGCAGATGCGATCCGAGGTCGGGAATTTGGGCAGGCCCACGACGTTCTCGCCCTAGACAAAGCAGCGAACCGCACGATTGATAAAAGCGGTTTTATGCACGTTGCGGTATCGAACATTTCAAAGGCTACTGCTAACGATTATGCGGGCAGAGAAATCCCTGGGTGGCAGGAACTTGGGCTTGATCCAAACCGCACCTATAAAATGTACCGCGACCCCGATGAGTTAAAAAAGAGCACAGATACGCTTAACGGTGTTCCGCTGCTTAATCGGCATATCCCCGTTAATCCGCAACAACTTCCAGAAGATGCAATTGTCGGGGCGATGGGGAAGGATGCTTCATTTGAAGCTCCATTCCTAAAAAACAGCCTTACCGTTTGGTCTAGCAAAAGTATCGATAAGATCAATTCTGGCGATCAATGCAAACTCAGCGGCGGTTATTTTTATACGCCTGACATGACGCCCGGCACGTATGACGGCGTTTTTTGCGATGGCGTTATGCGTGATATTAAATTCAATCACGTATCTCTCGTTCCAGATGGTCGCGCTGGCAGAGATGTTGTTGTCGGCGATCAAAAACCACAAATCTTTATTCAGGAGTTATCCAATATGTCGAAAGCAGTCCTTTCGCGTAAAGCGGCGGTCGCAAAGGGCGCGCTCGCCGTTTGTCTTGCCCCTAAAATGCTGGCTATGGACGCCAAACTTGATTTTAATACCATTCTTGCAGGCGTGACGGCCAAGAATTTCAAGGCCGAGAAACCCGCTATTCTGGCGCGCCTCAAAACCGCCACCACCGGCCTTCTGGCACAGGATGCCACGTTGGATGACGTTCTGCCGCTGCTGGATAAGATGGATGCGGATGACCCGAGCGTGGTGGATGACGACCCCGCCAAGCCCGCGATGGATGATGACGATGCTGAGAAGGCCTTTCTGGAATCCATGAAGGCCAAGATGTCGCCGGAAGAACACGCCAAACTTTGCGCAATGATGCAGAAGAAAAGCATGGTCGGCGATGTCGAAGAAACCGATGAAGCTAAAGCCGCGCGTGAAGCCAAAGAGAAGGCCGATAAAACCGCACCCACGACCAAGCAGGCCATGGATGCGGCGATCGCTTCCGGCGTTGCTGCTGCTTCCGCTGCTACCATCTCACGCCTCAATGCGGCCCGTGAAGCTGAGCGCATCGTGCGCCCGTATATCGGCGAACTGGCGATGGCGCAGGATGATGCGGCGACCGTGTACCGCATGGCGCTGGATCACGCCAAGGTCGATCACAAGGACGTTAAGGAAGTGGCCTCGCTTAAGGCGATGGTGCAGATGCTTCCGGTTCCTGGCGCAAAAACCGCTACCCCCCGTATGGCGCAGGATGCCGCTGCCTCAAGCGATTATGCCAAGCGTTTCCCCCATTCTAACCGCCTTGTGCGTTAAGGAGAAAATCGATGCCATTTCCTAATACAATCAACATTACGCAGGCCGTCGGCGTTCCCGGTGATTTTGCGTCCTACAATCCGCGCCATAGCGTTCCGTCCACTCAGGGTGGATGGGTTGCTGGCATCAATGGCGTTGCCGTTGGTCTTTTCGCGTGGGCTGACCCGGCCACCGAGACCGTCGTGAACAACTACGGGCAGGGCGTTCCTACGGGCCTTATACACCGTAATATGCAGGTGCTTTTGGTCACATATCTGACCGAGTACGGCGTAACTATCCCAGCGGGGATGGGGGTTGGTGAACTCTTCAGCGGCGGGGACTTCTTTGTGAAGAACGCAGCCGACTCCGCCGTTACTGTTGGGCAGAAGGCTTTCGCCAACTTTGGCAATGGCACGATAGCCTTTGCTGCTACCGGCGCAACGATCGCGGGCGCAACCCTGACCGGCACGGTATCCACCACTGTTCTGACCGTCTCGGCACAGTCGGTTAATCCGATCCTGGTGGGCGATTTGGTTATTGGACTTTCCCCAGCGACCTACATCGCGTCCTTTGGCACTGGCACGGGCGGCACCGGCACCTACAACCTGACCACGTCTGGCGCTACCGGCACCGCTACCGGGACCACTATCTGGGTCGAAACCAAGTGGAATGCCTTGTCGTTTGGTGCAGCGGGCGAAACTATCATCATCTCCAATACCCCTAACGGTTAAAGGAAAAACCACATGAATCGCAACGTACAATTTGCTCAGGACGCAGCCCGTCTTGAGCGCGAGTGGGGTATTGTTACGCCATTCGCTTTCGATTATCTGCCGGACGAATTCCGAAGCGATTTCGCTATGGCGACGGATGCACAGCCTGCGCTTGTTACCGGGCCGAATGCGGGTATCCCGATCTGGGCAACCGCATATGTTGATCCCGAGACCATCCGCGTACTTCAGACCCCGAATAAGGGCGCGATGATTTTGGGCGAGCAGAAGAAAGGCTCCTGGATTGACCAGACGGCGTTCTTCCCGGTCATTGAAAATACTGGTGTTGTTTCAACCTATGGCGATTTCAATGCCAACGGTCGATCCGATGCGAATGCCAACTTCATTCAGCGCCAGTCTTATCTTTTCCAGACCGTGATTGAATATGGCGAACTGGAAGAGCAGCGCGCCGGGGCCGCGAAACTCGCTTGGGTTTCCGAACTCACTATATCGGCGGCTAAGACGCTCGATAAGTTTATGGACTACGTTTATCATTTTGGCGTAAGCATTCTTGAGAATTACGGTATCACGAATGATCCTGCGTTCTCTGCTGCGCTGACGCCCGCCACCAAAGCCTATAACGGCGTTAAGTGGGTGAACGGTGGCCAGGTTGTTGCCACGGCGAATGAAATCTATAATGATTTCCTGTCGATTTACAACGAAGTAGCGACCCAGGCTCCCGGTTATGTTGACCAAGATACAAAATACTCGTTTGTATATCCGAACACTGTTGCCGGGGCTTTGGCTGCTACCAACTCGTTTGGTATCACTGTGCGCGGGATGCTGAAAGAAAGCTTCCCGAATGTCGATCTCGTTGTTGATCCTCGATATGCGCTGGCCAGCGGTAATCTGGTTCAGTTGATTGCCAAAGAGATCGACGGCAAAACGACCGGCTATTGCGCCTTCAGTGAGAAGCAGCGCGATCACCGTATCGTGCAAGCTGAATCCTCAATGCGCCAGAAGAAGACTGCGGGAAGCTGGGGTGCAATAAATAGGTATCCTATGGCCTACGGCCAGATGCTGGGAGTTTAATCAATGGGAACTGTAACGATAGGTTGCAAACTTCCGAACGGCTTGCACCTGACTGTCTATAACATGGTTGATGGGCAAGAGCCGATCATGGGCGGCGGTTGGCGCACGGTTAAAAAAGCCGAGTACGCCGGGCGCGTCACGGTCAAAGGCGTAGGGCGTCGTGTTGATGATCCTCGCGTTGCTTTTGGCGCGGCTCTCACGCATGGGGTTGATGCCGATCATTGGGCGAGATGGCTTGAAGCAAACAAGGATTCAGACGTTGTAAAAAACGGCTTGATCTTTGCCGCTGTAAAGCAGGACGACGTTAAGTCCGAGGCACGGCTTAATGAGGCGACTAAGACAGGCATGGAGCCGATTGACCCCGCCAGCCTGCCAAAAGAGTTTATGGGCAAGATTGAAACCGCGAAAGCGACCTAACCGTGTCCTGTACAACCGGCACCGTCATTTTCGACTATACTTATTGGAGCGCCAAATACCCGGCGCTCGCCGCATCGGTGACAGAAGCCGTTGCTCAGGTATGGTTTGACGAAGCCGGTACGCTGTACCTCAACAATTCCCCAGCTAGTCGCGTGCAGGATTTACCAACGCGCGCGATTATCCTGGGGCAATTGACGGCGCATCTTATCTTGTTGAACGTGCCGATTAACGGGCAGGCATCGTCGGGGCTTGTTGGGCGTATATCGAATGCATCCGAGGGGTCTGTGTCCGTCGCGGTACAGAATGAATATCCCCCTGGCTCCGCGCAGTGGTTTCAGCAAACTATTCCGGGTTCATCGGCATGGCAGGCAATGTCGAATTACCGCGCAGCTCGGTATATTTCTCCCCAGCGTTGTTATGGTGGATATGGATGGCCCTTCCGGTAGGTATCTCTGGCGGAAATCGGATTGAATCCGCTCTGAAAAGAATTGCGGATAAAGTCGGGAAAGCGAATGTTGTAAAAGTTGGATTTCTCGAAGGCGCGGACTATCCTAGCGGTGAACCTATCGCCTACATCGCGTCAATTCAAGAATGGGGCGGCAAAGCGACTATCCCCGCACATACGCAAACTGTGTATCGTGAAGTCAATAAAAAAGGTACGGCATTCAACCAAAACGGCCGTTTCGTTAAGGCGTCCAAAGCCAATTTCGCCAGCGATCATCATGTTGATGAGTACACCGTTGTCATTCCGTCGCGCCCTTTCTTCCGCACCATGATTAAAACGGAAAGCCCGCATTGGGGCAGCGATCTTGCTAAAATCCTCAAGAAGAATGAATTTGATACGGTGCGATCTCTCGCATTGATGGGCGTTAGTATCGAGAATGCTTTGGTAAAATCAATCCGCAATTGGAGCGATCCGCCGAATGCGCCGAGTACTGTTGCCAAAAAGGGCTTTAATAAACCCTTGATTTCAAGTGGCACAATGATGCGCGCCGTATCTAGCGAAGTCGAATAAACTAATTTTCACGATAAGGATCACTTAAATGCCTCTTTTCGATTCCACCGTCGGCGATGTTTCGTATCCCGTTGTTGCAAATAGGTTGTCTGTCGGCTCTTTGAGCTACGGTACAAATACGGCCGTTGCCTCCGCAACGCTTACTGCCGCAAATATCAGCGGTGGCACGGGTCAGGTTGCCTTGGCGTTAACAGGAACGCTGACGGGCGCTGCAAATGCGGCTTTACCGACGGTAGCGGCGCTTATTGCGGCCAATCCGTCATATGTTTCCGGGCAAATGTATCAACTTCGCATTCTCAATGAGAGTGCAGGCGCTTATGCGTGGACCGTTGCTACTGCCACGGGATGGACATTGAACGGAACTATGACCATCGCGCAGACAACCTATCGAGATTTCTTCGTGACGATCACATCGCTGACTACCGCGACGTTGCAGGAAGTCGGCGGCAGTACAATCGTCTAATGGCGCGAATATCTAATGAACCTTCATTCCATCGTCCAGAACGCAATCGGCGCGGTTAATCCGCAAACCAGCGCGACGCTGACGATGAGTAACGGATACACGACCGGCGCGGATGGGTCTCAGATCGAAACCTACGCCGCGCCGGTAACGCAAATCATCGATGTACAGCAGCTCTCCACCGCCGAACTCAACCATGTTGCCTCGCTAAATTTACAAGGTAACATGCGCAAGGTTTGGATGAACGGGCAGTATAATGGTGTAGTGCGCCCCAAAGGGCAGGGCGGCGATCTATTGACGTTCAATGGGCAGAATTGGCTAATTACGCTGGTTTTGGAGCAGTGGGCAGATTGGACTAGCGTGGTGGTTACGCTGCAACAGTGATGGCATCCAAAGCCTTCGCAATCAGTACCTCAGCCATAGACGAAATAGACCGCCGCGCCGGTTGTCAACAGATAGGCAAACAATGTCCGCCACAATATCCCTCACGGAAACCCAATGTCTGACTGCGCTACGATCCCTCATCCTCACCATTATCCCCGGTGGCGCAGCTTCCCCCCCCACATTTGAGTGCATACGTGGTCTCGTAAACCGCGTCCCCGAGCCAACATCGGACAACTATTGCACGATGACGCCGCTTACCAGAATTCGGCTGGCAACGAATGTCGAAACGTATAATGATTTAGTCACGTCTGGTTTCAAGAATTCACTGCAATCTACGCAGATGACGGTACAGATTGATTTTCACGGCCCTCTTTCCGGTGACAACGCGCAGATATTCACCACGCTATGGCGTGATGAATACTCCACTGACTATCTCGCACAAGGAACGTTCATTCTTGGAAATCTTGAGGTATCACCTGGAGTTAATCTGACAGATCAAAATGGCAACATTATCCAAGTGACCGGCTATGTCGATCTTCAGCCTTTGTATTCTAGCGAGCCTCGACAGATAGATTTTATCAATGCCGAAGATCAGTACGAAGAGAGATGGTCGGTTGACGCAGAAATGCAGATCAATCCCATCGCCACCACCCCGCAGCAATTCGCCGATACGCTGACCGTCACTTTGGTCAATGTTGAAGAAACCTTCCCTATTTAGGAGCGCCAAATGGCCTTAGTTGTTAATACGATTCCAGCATCTCAACTGGTTAATGCGATCCCGAGCGTGCTTCCCGCTGGTGGTGGCGCACTTAATCTAAGCGGGATGTTTCTCACTACCAATCCACGCGTCCCGCTGAATTCAGCCCTGGCGCTATCGTTTATTTCTGCCGAAGCAGTCGGCGCATATTTTGGGTATTCCTCAAA